TTGCGCTGGCGTCTTCCGTACTGCGGTTCTCACCGTAAATATAAGAGCCGTAAGGGTTTAGACCGTAACCCGGACGGAAGCCCGGTATAACCTCGTAAGTGATAGCAGATACGCTTGCAATGCCGCCAAGACTTATGCTGGCCGACACATCAACAACGCGCACACCAGTTGGCTGTGACGCAACAAACGCAATAGACGCGGAGGATGAAGCGTCAACAATCGTAACAGCAGACGCAGATACAGAAACGCCAATAGACGCAGAAACAGCGCCCTGCGTCGTCTCAGGCTCGCCGTATAACCCAGAGCTAAAAACCCCTGAGTTATATGTGGAGCGTAAAGCCATTAGCTTGCCGTTACGTCAAGATCGCCTGTTGGGATGCGGAACACATCGCCATCGTTGATAGCTTTGGCAGTGTCGAGCGCAGAATGGATAATCATGTTACCCCCAGAAGACGCGTCCATGATACCGATCCAACCTACCGTACCCCAGTTGCCACCGCTGGCCGCTGGGAACTCAATCGACGCCGTGTTCGACGCTGTGTCGCCAGTGACGCTAAATGTAGCAGCAACGCGGGTGTAACCGTTGCCGGAAACCTCAGTGCCAGCAGCGCCAGTGTCAGTTGGGTCAGATGTAAACAAGCCAACATACCAAGCTGTCGGGCGGGTTACGCTACCAGTTGTCAACAAATACTGAAGCGTACTTGTCTCAAAAGCATTTGTTAATGACATGGATTTCTCCGTTAGATATATCTGTGGCGGTTATACACCAGTTTTAGTTTAATAGCTAGTCACACGCATACGCAGGCCAGAGCCAGCAAAGCGCGTGTCGTCCGACGCCTTTTGCAGCGATTGCATTGCAGCTGAATAAAGCGCAGCCCAAGTCTCGGCGCGGGCGTCATCATTCAAGTAAGGCGCAGCTTGGATTAACGAGCCATACAAGTAAATGTCCGGCGCGTCTTGCAGCAACCAGTTGTATGTATTTGAATCACTTAACTCTGTAACTGACTGATAATACATGAGCTGCATACCGTACTCACCATCTGGCGTTGGGAATACTTCAATGCTTTCGCCAGCGTGAGAGTAAAACCTTGGCGCGCCAGTGGCGTTTGAGTTGTTTTGGCGATACTTAATCATATCGTCAAGGCTGGCCATTTCAAGCGGGCTTGTTCCGTTGGTCGTTAAACTAAACCGCAAAGTCTCAAGCCAATCAGCCGGAACCTGCACATAACGGCTATCAAGCGTAGCATCAACGCGATTGACCATTTTGTAATGCCGCAAGTCACGATTAATGCCAGCTTCAGTCAAGCTAATAAAATCAGGAATGACCGACGTAAGATCATCGCGGTTTAGCCAGTTGGCTATGCTAGACTTTAGCTCTGCGTAAGTTGTGATTGCCATTAATTATAAACCCTCTAACCTGAGGTAATTGTTAAAAACAGTTTGCAAAAAACGTGGATTTTGAAGAGAACTTCCGTGACCCTGTTGCTTCATAAGTTCAACAAACTTTGGAAACGCAGGGTGCTGCATCATAGGAGTTTGCATCTCGCTTAAACGAGGCGTGCTTTCAAACGCGGGAGTAAATGGAGTTGCAGCAGGTGCGGGTGCAGGTGCGGGGGCTTGAGCTTGCGCAGGTATTGCTGGGCCAGCGCCGCCAAATGGGTCTAACGGACTTACGCCAGTTTGACCGTAGCCAGACGCGCCACCCATTTGCCTTGGATCACCTCCAGATATGCGCGGACCAGCGCCTCCAAACGGGCCAAGAGGGCCTTCCGGTATGGTTGGGCCTGCACCACCAAACGGATCTAACGGGTTTTGACGCGCGCGAGGACGAAGCAAACCCGGCTGAGCCATAGGAGCGCCACCGGGCATAGCGCCCGCAGCCGCAGCCTTGGACTGCGCAGCCTCTTGCTCAGCCACAGTGCCAGCAGCGTTTAATCCACCGCCGTCAAACAGATCAACGTACCAAGGCACATACTCACGCGTCTGCTCGTTAAAGTAACCCGGCAAACTATCTTTGTTCGTAATGCCAATCATTTCATCGCCAATTGCGCCAGCTTGTGCAGCGCCGCGTGTACCAAGCAAAGACTGCAGGCCGCCAAGGCCAAGCTCTTTGCTGCGCTTTGACGAAAGATCGCCTAAGAAATCAAAAATGCCCATAACTTACTTCCCATATTTTTTTGACAAGCATCCGCCTGCACGCTTACATCCTGCGGGGGTGGGGCAACCTTTACATGGCTTCATGTCATCATCCTCTAGCTTTTCTGCACATTAGCACAGTTTATCTGATAATACCACGCAGGCTGCATATCACACATCCTCAATGTCCGCTAGAACCTTCTCCATACGCGCATTTAGCTTCCAATGCCCTGCACGCCAGCGCGCTGCATACTGCGCATCCTCAAGCGTCAAGCCCTTGTTGATGTATGATTTAATCCACTGATTCATAACGACATTCTTTATGTGGGGCGGCAGCTTATTAAACGGAACTGGCTTCATGCAATACCCTTTAGGTTGACATTATAAATCTTGCGCGTTCATTATAGTATAAAAACAATCTTAGTGGGAGGCCATTATGAATGAATCAAATATTCCAACGCCAGAAGAGCTGCAAAGTGTTTTGTGGTACAGCAGCAAAACGGGAAAACTGTATTGGAGGAAACGAAGCCCGGACATGTTCGACAACAGTAAATTGAACGCTGAAAAAAGTTGCCTTGGCTGGAACAAAAAATATTCTGGAAAAGAAGCATTTAAAGTTTACAACCAAGATGGATATAAAAGAGGAAAAGTATTTAATATGACATTTTCCTCTCACCGCGTGTGTTGGGCAATTTATTTTAACCAATGGCCAGAGCAGCAAATAGACCATATAAACGGCATAAGGGACGACAATAGAATTGAAAATTTAAGGGATGTTAGCCAAGCCGTTAACGTAAAAAATTCAAGAAAAAGAAAAGACAATACCAGCGGGCATACTGGGGTTTCTTGGTTGAAAAATAATAAGAAATGGGCCGCAACAATAAATATTAAAGGCCGCCGAAAGTACGTTGGCTTTTTTCACAAAAAGGAGGAAGCAATTGCAGCTCGGAAAAAAGCAGCAAAAAAATACCTATACACAAGCAGGCATGGCCTTTAAGCAATACCTTTCAAGTTGCGCTTAATAGTTTGCTTCCACGTTGACATAGCCCCGGATAACGCAGTTGCAGCATCGCTGGCCATTGTCAGGCACAAGGCGTCAGCAAGGTCAGGCGACCTTAGCCCACGCTTGCGCATCTCGTCCTTACTCTCAGCTTTCATCTTGCCGCCGGGCGTAAAGCCGTAACGTATGGACGTTAGCTCTGCCAGCAATTGATCGTCATTCGGTATCTTGCATGACCTGTCCTCAAGCCAACCCTTTGTTTTAAACCAAAGTTCTGCCCGTAGGTTCATGTATGTATTGCCCATAGCCGGAGCCTCGCCAACATTAATCCCTCTGACAGGAGCGCCAAGCTCACGCAATCTATCAACAACGCCGCCGCCAACGCCAATGCTGTCAACAAGTATCTCGCTGGGCCGCATAGAAGGCGCTAAGCCTTCGTATTCGGCCATAACGCGGCCAACAGTCTGCATTAAATCCAAGCCCTGCCAAGACGTAATCTCAGTCACAACATTGCCATACCGCTTGCACAGCGCAGTCTTGTCCGCGCCAAACCTAGCAACGTCCAAACCCCATATAGGCTTCTCGTCAGGCGTAACCTCAATGTCACGGCGTATCGCGCTTTCAGCAAGATGAAACGGAATAATCGTGTCATCATCCGCCATCGGAAACTCGCCAAGCACACGAATGCGAAAGGCATTGCTCTCCTCGCCGTAACGCATACGCATCTCGTCAACAAACTCGTCAGACACAAGCGGGCTGTCAACGCACGACCAACGCCGTGTCCACCAGCTGTCAGCCATCCGCGTCTGACTTTCGTAAAACGTGCCAGATGAACGCGTCGGGTTGCTTAGCAAAATCGTAGTCGCAGCGTGGCCAGACATCGAGCCAGCAGCAGCCTCAAACACCTTCTCAGGCACACCAGAAGCCTCATCCACAACCAACAGCACATTCTCCGAGTGAACCCCAGCCAACGCTTCCGGCGTCTCTGCACGGCTTGTCCTTGCCGAAATAAACGCCTCGCTCGGAGCCGCGTTTAGCTCAACCCTGTCAGACTTAACCGTAAGCAAGACCTTCAGCTGATCCGGCAGCTCATTAATCCAGCGCTTCAACTCCGCAAACAACGCGTCAAATAGCTGGCCGGACGTAGGAGCTGTGACAACAACCTTATTCGGAAAGCGCAGCAAAACAAACCACAGCATAATCCAACTAGCCGACGTGGACTTGCCCGTGCCGTGGCCACTGCGAATGCTAACCTTGCGCTCACCGTCTGCAACAGCCCGCAGAAACTCAGCCTGATAATCGTGCGGAGTAGCGCCTAACACCTCCTGCACAAATAAAGCCGGGTCGTCACGGTAACGCAGCACAAACTCTTCTAGCGGGTTATCATTGCTCATCTGTGACATCCTTGTAATCCGCGTCAATGGCCGCTGCCTCACGCTGGCGATCCTCAGCGTCAATCTGCGCCAAGTCAGAATTAACCTTGCGTAACGCGTCCAAGTGCATATCGCTAACACTAATCGTAACATTGGTCTGAGGCCGATTGCCGTAACGCTCCTGATTATACGAGCCAGCCATAAACTTGCGCCACTGCACCTTCTCACGCGTTGCAGCAATCTCCTGCGTGGAGCTGCCGCCATCAAGCGCGTCAACCATCTCCAAGCCCTGCTCAACCAGCGCGTCAGCAGCCTCCTGCCGAGCCTTGTTTATCACGGCAGAATATTCGGGGACCGTGTGCAGTGCCGTGCTAACGTAACCCCTGCTGCACTCATAATGCGCCGCAAGCTGCGCCATTGTG